TGTTAGTATACGTTTGTATATTATTAAATCAACTTTAAAAGGCAACTTATATCATGGCATCATTAGCAGAAATCCGAGCAAGACTCCAAGCAGCAGAATCAAACAAAGGTGGACAATCATCCGGTGGCGGCGATAACGCAATTTACCCACACTGGAACATGGAAGAAGGTAGTTCCGCACTGTTGCGTTTCCTTCCAGACGCAAATTCTAAAAACACATTTTTCTGGGTAGAGCGAGCAATGATTCGCTTGCCATTCAATGGCATCAAAGGAGAGATGGATTCCAAACAAGTACAAGTACAAGTACCATGCGTAGAAATGTGGGGCGAGTCATGCCCAATTCTAGCTGAAGTACGCGGCTGGTTCAAGGACAAGAGTCTTGAAGAAATGGGTCGCAAGTACTGGAAGAAGCGTAGCTACGTGTTCCAAGGCTTTGTGCGTGAGAATCCCATCTCTGAGGACAAGACTCCAGAAAATCCAATCCGTCGTTTCATCATCGGCCCACAAATCTTTGCAACCATCAAGTCGGCTCTTATGGATCCCGAACTTGAGGAATTGCCAACAGACATGTTGCGTGGTCTGGACTTCCGTATTGCTAAAACCAGCAAGGGTGGATATGCTGACTACAACACAAGCAAGTGGTCACGCAAAGAATCAGCATTGACTGAAGCTGAACAAGCAGCAGTTGATCAGTATGGTTTGTTTGATCTTTCATCATTCATGCCCAAGAAGCCAACTGATGTTGAGCTCAAGGTCATGAAAGAAATGTTCGAAGCGTCAGTAGACGGGCAACCGTATGACACAGAACGATGGGGTCAGTACTACCGGCCAGCCGGAGTTCAGGCACCAGCAGGATCATCAACTGAATCAGCAGCACCAACAGTCGCAACAGTAGTTAAATCTGCTGCACCGGTTGAGGACGATCTTCCATTTGAACCAGATGCACCTGCACACACAGCAGCATCAGCACCAGTTGAATCTAAACCAGCTGGCGGTCAAAATGCACAAGACATCTTGGCCATGATTCGCGCTCGTAATCAGAAGTAAACCACTAAAAAGCAAGGGGAGTAGTTCCCCTTGCTTTTCTATCCGCGATAGAAGAATCAATAAAAGTATCAAAGAGAGAACATAATGGCAAAACCATTTGACGTAAGCAAATTCCGTAAGGAAATCACAAAAAGTATTGATGGTCTCAGCATCGGGTTTAACGATCCCACTGACTGGATCTCAACTGGAAATTATGCACTCAACTACCTGATCTCTGGCGACTTCACTAAAGGTGTTCCGTTAGGTAAAGTAACTGTGTTTGCCGGCGAGTCTGGCGCAGGCAAGAGTTATTTTTGTTCTGGTAACATTATCAAAAACGCACAAGAACAAGGTATCTTTGTTGTGCTAGTCGACAGCGAAAACGCCTTGGATGAATCGTGGATGAAGGCCTTGGGTGTAGACACCAGCCCAGAAAAACTTCTCAAACTGTCCATGTCCATGATTGACGACGTGGCCAAGACCATTGCTACATTTATGAGCGAATACAAGTCCCTGCCAGATGGCGAACGTCCCAAGGTCTTGTTTGTTATTGATTCACTAGGTATGTTGTTGACTCCTACAGATGTAAATCAGTTCGAAGCAGGTGAAATGAAAGGTGACTTGGGTCGCAAACCCAAGGCACTTACAGCATTGGTTCGCAACTGTGTCAACATGTTTGGTAACTACAACGTGGGCATGGTGTGTACAAATCACACATACGCGAGTCAAGACATGTTTGACCCTGATGACAAAATCTCAGGCGGACAAGGCTTTATCTATGCGTCAAGCATTGTAATTGCCATGAAGAAGCTCAAGTTGAAAGAAGATGAAGATGGTAACAAGATCTCTGATGTCATGGGTATTCGAGCCTCTTGCAAGGTCATGAAGACACGCTATGCTAAACCTTTTGAAGGCGTCCAGGTCAAGATTCCGTACGAGACAGGCATGAATCCATATTCAGGTCTGGTTGATCTGGCTGAAAAGCGTGGCTTGCTAAAGAAAGACGGCAATAGATTGGCCTTTACCACAACCGATGGAGAAATTATCAAACAGTTTCGCAAGGCCTGGGAAAGCAACGAAGACGGTTGCCTGGACAAGGTCATGCAAGATTTTTCCAAGACACCGGCTGAGGTAAGTACACCTGATGTTGACGCAGAAGGAGATGTATAAATGTCAGTAGATTTAGCAGCAGCAGTATGGGAAGAACTCAAACGTTACGTCGGCACACTAGACAGGACCGAAGCAGCCGATGCCATGGTCAACTTGTTGATAGACAGCAACTTTGATTCTGACGAAATTCGTGATGCGTTTAAAGGCGATGCTGAAATTAAAAAAGCACTCAATGCTTACATCAGTGACCGCTCTAATGACGAAGAAGAATCAGATGACGAAGATGCTGATACCGACTACGACGATGACGACGATTATTAATCATGTGGTATAATCGTGTAGTTTCTGATCTTGGGACGATACCGGACTTTGTGTCCCACTACGAAAATGAATTGATAGAAGCCAAACGAGAGTGTCGCATCGGTGGATATGTAGAGATCAATATCAAGGAACTACCGGGTATAACTGAGCACCGCTACAATCAATTACAAGAGATTGAAGCTGTGCTCAATTTTCTCAATATTCAGTTGAGAAAAATACGACGTAGACATTTTCAAAAGTATTTGGAAGGATATGCACGAGCATTGACCAGTAGGGATGCAGAAAAATATGTCGACGGCGAGGACGAAGTAATTGATTTTGAAACACTGATTAACGAAGTGGCACTGCTTCGAAACCGTTGGTTAGGCATTATGAAAGGTCTCGAAAGTAAGCAATGGATGTCGGGTCATATTGTAAAACTAAGAACTGCCGGCATGGAAGATGTGCAAGTATAACTATGTTAATGCCCTTGGACAAACAGATGTATAGTAGTGATGCATTCCGGGATCGTGCTGTATGGAGAATGAAATTTGCCTGGTGGCCTGTTCGGTGCTATATATCAAATCGGCGGATCTGGTTAGAATCGGCTTATAAAGGAAGTGCCATGTGGTTTGGGCCCGGCGAACCAGTTTTGGTATATCGATGGGCCAAGTCAGATGAATATCTTGTGGCAAAAATCAAAGGAATATTATGATGGTGAGTGGTAAAGTCTGGGGGCAAACAGAACTGGTAGAAGCCAACGGCGTCTTGGAGTTTCACAGAATAGAAGCCAAAGCAGGTGGTGTGTGTTCAAAGCACAAACACAAATTTAAATGGAACGGTTTCTATGTCGAAGAAGGATCTTTACTGATTCGTGTATGGAAAAACAACTACAATTTGGTTGATGAAACAGTATTGACAAAAGGCATGTATACTAAAGTAGCACCCGGGGAATATCATCAATTTGAAGCATTGGAAGATACTGTGGCATTTGAACTGTACTGGGCTGAGTTTGACCACGACGACATTGAACGTGAGTCAACAGGATTTGCAAAACCATCACAGGATTCAAAATGAAAAAAATAGCATTTGTTACCGGCATGACAGGGCAAGACGGTCCTTACTTGGCCAAACTGTTGGCTGAAAAAGACTATAAAGTTTACGGCCTGATCAAACGATACAGCAATCCCAACCTTGACAACATCAAATGGCTGGGCATCGAGAACGACATTGAGTTAGTCACCGGCGATATCACTGATGACAGCAGTATCAATCATATTGTTCGCAGTATCAAGCCGCATGAATTTTATAATTTAGCTGCCCAAAGTTTTGTAGGTGCCAGCTGGGAATTAAACAAGTTGACAACTGAAGTCAACAGCATTGGCACTCTTAATGTTCTCAACGCTATCAAAGCCAACAGCAGTAATACTAAATTTTATCAAGCTAGCACCAGTGAAATGTTCGGCAACAGTGCTGAGTCCGACGGACGCCAGCTTGAGACTACTGCATTTAAACCTCGCAGCCCTTATGGAGTAAGCAAGCTATATGCACACTGGATCACAGTCAACTATAGAGAAAGCTACAGCATGTTTGCTTGCAGCGGCATTTTGTTCAATCACGAAAGTCCACTGCGCGGTCGAGAATTTGTCACAAGAAAGATTACAGATGCAGTGGCACGCATCAAACTGGGGCTTGCTGACTCAATTACCTTGGGAAATTTAGACAGCAAACGTGATTGGGGATTTGCCGGCGACTTTGTGGAAGCCATGTGGTTAATGCTACAGCAACCTGTAGCAAGAGATTATATTGTTGCTACTGGACAACAGCACACAATCGAACAACTGCTTGCGGTTGCATTCGACCATGTTGGAATCACAGACTGGCAGCAATATATCAAGAGCGATCCCAGATTCAAGCGGCCTGCCGAACTACACAGCTTGTGCGGCGATCCCACGATGGCAAAGAATCTACTGGGATGGGAACCACGCACAACATTTAAAGAAATGATTTGTGATATGGTGGATGCTGATCTAAAAAGACTGCAGCCTCGGTAACAGTCTGGCCAGAGGTTCTCCTGTGGCTATTTCTGCTACAGTCCATTCAGTATGTGCAATGTCG